GTGGTCTCGACACAGATCACCTATGGGAACAACCTCGATCGCATCGAGACGATCCGCGCCGACGGCAAGATCGACGGAGCTGATCCCTCCATGGCAATGCTCTCGGGCAGTATGGAGGTCCGCTTTGCCGACACCACGCTGATGGATCAGGCGATCAACGGCACCGATTGTGCGCTTGAGTTCTCCTACAGCCTGCCCACCGGCGAGAGCCTGACCTTCACCGTGCACTCCGTCTATCTCCCGCGTCCACGCGTCGAGATCGGTGGGCCGCAGGGCATTCAGGCCACCTTTGATTGGCAGGCTGCCAAGGAAGCCATCCTGGACCGGATGTGCACGGTCACGCTCATCAACGGCGTGGAGGCCTATTGATCATGCTGAAGCTTGACCTCTCGACCGATCCGCGCTGGCTCGATCTCGCCCCCGGCGTCCGGGTGCGCCTGCTCCCGCTCACCACCGCCCTGATGGTGACCACCCGCAACGATCCCAGCATTGAAGCCCTTCCCGAGGACGCCAGCGTTGAGGACCGCGCGCTGGTCTTTGCCAAGGCGCTGGGGCGGCGCGCCGTGGTGGAATGGGAGGGCGTGGGCGACATGGACGGCAACGTGCTGGACCTGACGGCTGACGGTGTCGACGCCTTGCTCGACATCTATCCGATCTTCGAGGCCTTCCAGGCAGGCTACGTCGCCAAGGCACTGATCCTGGATCAGGAAAAAAACGTCTCCGCGCCCTTGCTGACTGGCACTTCAGCGGGGGCGATCGCTACTGCGAGGCTTGCGAAGCCCTCGAGACTTACGAAGCCCGCGAGGCATGCAAAGTCCCGTGCCCGGAGTGCCCAGCCAAAATAAACCGTCCCCAGACCTTTGAGGGCGCGCAGGTCTGGGACCTGGTCGGACGGCTGGGCGGCCAGCTGCGCGCCACACAACAGACCATCCTCGGCTGGGACATGGGAGCTGCGCTGGCCATGGCGCGCGCCCTTGGCATCAACGGCCTCGCAGCGATGGAGCTGCTGCCCGAGATCGAAGCCGTCATGGTCAAACGCGTGAATGAACAGATTGGAGGGCTGGATGGCCGATAAACGCGTCTTCGTGCGCCTCGCAGCCGTTGGCGGACGACAAGTAAAGGCGGAGCTGATTGGCATTGGCGACGCTGGCGCGCGCGGGCTCGGGCGGCTGTCGCGCGAGGTCGATGTGGCCAACGCACGGCTTGCTGCATTCACGCGCCGCGCCACGATCGCAGCGGCAGCCGCAGGTGCAGCTGTGGTGGCAGCTGGTGCTGCGATGATCCGCTCCGGACTGCAAACGATCGACCAAACCGCAAAGCTGGCGCAATCGCTCGATACGACGGTCGAAAGCTTGCAGGTGCTGGAGCGTGCTGCTGACCTCTCGGGCGTCTCCATGGGCAATGTCGAGCAGGCCACGGTGCAGCTGACACGACGGTTAAGCCAGGCTGCCGCCGGTGCGGGCCCAGCCGTCGATGCCCTCGACCGCCTTGGGCTCTCAGTCAGCGAGCTACAAAACCTGCCGCTCGATCAGCGCATCGCTTTGATCCAGGACCGGCTGGCGGAGTTCGTGCCGGAGGCAGAGCGTGCGGCGGTTGCCTCGCAGTTCTTTGGCGATCGCGCGGCCATCGTGTTCACCCGCATTGATACCGCCACGCTGCGTCAGGCCACCGCTGATGTGAATGATTTTGGCATCGTTGTCTCTGAGCAGGACGCGGACCAGATCGAGCGCACCAATGATGCGATCTCCCGCCTCGGTCTGATCTGGCGCGGCGTCTCAAACCAGCTGGCGGTGGCCGCAGCACCCGCGCTTGAAGCAGTAGCGGATGCGCTGGCGGCGATGGCGCGCACAACCGGTCCTCTTGGAAGTGCCATTCAGGGTCTGTTTGAGAACATTGGCCGACTGACCACATACGCCGTGACCTTCGCAGGCGTGATGGCGGGCCGGTGGGTGGCCGGGCTTGTGGCCGCGACCTTCTCGGTCAGTGGGCTGGTGACCGGTCTGGTCTTTCTGCGCGCAGCGCTGATCCGCACCGGCATCGGTGCGCTAATCGTTGGCGCAGGCGAGCTGGTCTATCAGTTCACGCGGCTGGTTTCTGGCGCGGGCGGGTTCGGCAACGCGCTTGATCTGCTCAAGGACGTGGCGGTTGAGGTCTGGGACCGGGTATCGCTCAGCGCGGATGCAGCTTGGGCACGCGTGGAAGCCGGATGGGCCACGGCGCAGGCCGGTATTTATGACGGTCTGCAAGATGCAACAGCGGCGGTGGTCGGCTGGGCAAACAGTACCGTCAACACATTCGAGGGCACGTTCCTTGCAGTGCAGGCCATCTGGGACGCGCTGCCGGATGTTTTCGAGCGCGTTGGTGCACTTGCAATCAACGGTCTGGTCGAGGTGATGGAGACCGGCATTGCGGGCATTACCGAGGCGGTCAACGGCGTATTGACCCTTGGCGGTCTGCGTCCCGAATGGGCCATCGCAGCCCCTGATCTCTCGGAATGGCAGTCCGCGGTCCTGGAAGCCGTTAACCTTGGAGCGCGGGCGCGGGAGGCCTACGACAGGGCCTTCTCGGACAATCCATTCCAGGTGCCTGAACTCTTTGGCGGCATGGCAGATGATGCGCGCGGCAGGGCGGCTGGCTATGCCGAGGCAGCTGGAATGCTCTCAGATGCAGCGTCCCGCCCCATGACCGCATGGCAGGCGCTGAAGGATGCCATTTCTGGTGCGGGCGATGAAGGCACGGCGGCGCTCGAAAGTGCCGCCAATTCAGCGGACCGGTTCAACAATGCGCTGGAGGAGACCGAGGATCAGGCAGGCCGCGCGGGTGGGGCAGCGCGTCAGGCAGGTACTGATGCGGCCAAGGGTGCCGAGGCGGCAGCCACTGGCTGGCAGGCGGTTGTGAACGCGGTCAGCGAATACGCGGACAAAGCCCGCGATGTGGGCGCAGACATCGGCAACGTGCTCGTGAGCGCGTTTCAAAGTGCGGAAGACGCGATCGGGAACTTTGTGAAGACCGGCAAGCTGGATTTCAAAGGCCTGGTCACCTCGATGATCGCGGACCTCGCCAAGCTCGGCGCACGCAAGTTCATCCTCGGGCCCATTGCCAATGCGCTTTCCGGCGCGCTGGGCAACCTCGGTGGCATGTTTGCCGGTGTGTTCCATCAGGGCGGTATCGTGGGCGGTCCTGCGCCCTCGCGCATGGTGCCTGCCATAGCTTTCGCCAACGCGCCCAGAATGCACCAAGGTGGCTGGGCCGGGCTCAAATCCGACGAGGTCCCGGCGATCCTGCAGCGTGGCGAGCGCGTGCTCTCGCGGCGGGAGGCCCGCAGCCACGGTGGCGCTGGTGGAGGCGGCAACAGTGGCGGCGGCGTCACCATCAACATCCAGACCCGTGATGCCGAAAGCTTCCGGCAGAGCAGAACGCAGGTCGCAGCCGATATCGCCCGCGCGGTCTCCATGGGCCGGAGGGGCATGTAATGGCGTTTCACGAGGTGCAGTTCCCCGACAATATCAGCCGCGGCGCGCGTGGCGGGCCACAACGCCGCACGCAGATTGTTGAGCTGGCTTCGGGCCGTGAGGAGCGCAACGCCAGCTGGTCGGCCTCGCGGCGTCGCTACGATGTCTCCTACGGCATCCGCCGCGTCGATGACCTGCACGCGGTGGTCGCCTTCTTTGAGGCCCGCCTCGGGCGGCTCTATGGCTTCCGCTTCAAGGATTGGGCGGATTACAAATCCTGCGCGCCCTCAAAGGGCGTTTCTGAGATGGATCAGCTGATAGGCACCGGGGATGGCGAGACCACAGCGTTCGCGCTGACCAAAGCCTATGGCACCGCGCCCCACATCTACCAGCGCCGCATCGAGAAGCCGGTTGCGGGCACAGTGCGTGTCGCGCTTAGCGGAGCAGAGCAGTTCAATGGCTGGTCCATCGATAATGACACCGGGATCATCACGTTTGATGCGGCTCCGGACTCCGACGTCTCTATCACAGCTGGCTATCAGTTCGACGTGCCGGTCCGCTTCGACAGCGATCTGATGGACGTCACCCTCGATATCGAGCGCCTCGGCTCGATCACATCCATCCCGCTTGTGGAACTCCGCCTCAGCTAAGGACCCCGCCCATGCAAACTTATACGCCCCTTGAGCATCGCCCGGGCGACACGCCCCAGCTGTACGACATCGACGGCGGGCTTGTTGCGCAAAACGCAGACGGCAAAGTCGTCCGCCTCAATTCCAGCCAGCAGGTCACAGCCGTCGCGCCAGTGCCGATCGAGGCCGAGGAGCGCTATGCGTTCCGCGCTGTGTTTCGGCGTGCCACCAACAGCCCCGATCCCTCCGACGATGCCATTGCTTGCGGCATCGACTGGCTGGCAGCGGACAAGACCCCGCTGTCCACAACAACCATCGAGACCATCCTCAATTTCACGGTCGCGGACGGGCGGCGCGAGGTCCGCACCTCCGTCGTTGCAGAAGCCGATGGCCCCTCCAGCGTCGTGGCCCCAATCGGTGCACGCTACGCCATTCCCTGGGTGCGCACGTTCGGGATCAATCACGCCACAGACGTCGAGGTCTGCAGCCTCGAGCGGCTGCCCTTTGTCTCGCTGCCCGTCGCGCGAACATTCTATGTCACCATGGACGGCAAGGACCTAAACGAGGGCTCCTCGCTGACCGCACCCCTGGCCTCCATTGCCGAGGGCCTCGCGCGCGCAGCCGCTGTAGCGCAGCCCTGCGTGGTGATCGTACAGCCCGGCGAATACACTGTGCCGCCCAATACGATCATCTCCGCCAACTGCGCGCTTTACGGCTACGATCTGCGCGTCACCAAGCTGAGCCTGCCGCCCGGCCAAGAGGTGAACAACATGTTCCAGATGTCCAACGGCATTAAAGCCCGCGGCTTTACCTTTTCAAACCTGCGCCATGAGCCCTACACCCTGGCGGGCGGACCACCGCAAAAAGGCTGGGCCTTCGTCTTCAAGCCCGGCGAGCTTCTCACGCGATCACCCTATATTGCCGATTGCTCGCAGCTGCATGCCTTCACCCAAGACCAGATGAGCCTTCCGATCGACAAAGCCGCAGGCAATCCCCTGATGCCGCGAGGCGGGGGCAACCTGCTGGCCGACGGCTCGGTGCTCGCCCCGTCCTCCCCGCTGCGCTCGGTGGTGGTCGACAGCTATACCGCGATCAATCCCAATGGCGTGGGTTACGCCGTCACCCGCAACGCTTTTGTCCAGCTGGTCTCGGTCTTCACCAACTGGGCCCGCGTCGGCCTCTGGGCGCATGACGGCGGCCAGATCACCGTCGCCAACTCTAACAACACCTTTGGCGATTATGCCCTCGCTGCGACGGGGTTTCGCAACACGGTCCAGATCGAAGGGCTGGCCGGAACCGGCGTGCTGGCCACCCAAACCGCCACCGCCAACACAATCACCGCCCAGACCGAGGCCATCATCACTGCCCTGATGGGCACCCGCTATCCAACTCTTGCAGGCTTCAATGGCCTGTCGGAGCGCGACAAGGCTTTCACCGAGCGCGACACCCGCACCCTGCTGCGCAGCCTGATCAATGATCTGCGCTCAGGCCAGGACCGCTGCGCGCAGTCCTTTGCCAAAGGGCTCTTCGACTGGAACGCCAATTATGTCTTCTCCATCGCCCTCGTGCCGCTGTTTCTCGCCACTTGGGAGCAGGTCCGCCTCGAGCTGGTCGACCGGATCACCGACAACGCGGCACAGGCCATGATCACCTCCCTGATCGGACTGATCTCGGATGTGATCGCGCGTCCGCAAGACTACCGCGTGGGCTTTGCCTCCGTCATCGAGGCCACCGGCCAGCAGTTCAGCTACGCAGGCTCCGGCGTCAATTACAACGCGCTGCCCTTCAGCCAGCGTGGCACCGGCCGCGCCCCTGATCCCGCCAGCACCCTGCTCAAGACCGGCGGTGGCCGGATCTACGCCACCTTCTCCACCGAGGTCGGCGACACCTATCTTGGCGAAGACCTGCGGGTGGATTTCGAGCGCAACACCATCGAAGGCCAGGCCTTCTCGCGCGGTGTCCAGAACATCGCCCTTCCTCTCATCATCGGTCTCGGAGCCTGACCCATGGCCACTATCACTACACCGCGTCCACCGCTGAACCTCTTCGAGGTCGTCCGCCAGACGCTGACTACCGACTGGGCCACGGTCTATGACGTGCCCGATTACCTGATCCCAGCCTCTGGGCCAGATCCAGCGCGCGCCATTGCCGCCGCCGCCATCATGACCGGCGTGCTGATCACGCCTGCGGCCGAGGCCGCTGTGCGCGTCTCGATCCGGGTGCTGGCGCTGAACAACACGCCGTGGCTGCTGCTCGACCGCGCCTTTGCCCCCTCGGGCGATGTGCTCTCGATTGGGCTTGACCGCCAGGTGCTTAAATCGGGTGAGCGGCTGCAAATGAAGGTCGAGGCTGGCGAAGCGGCCGTCGCGCACTTTTCTTTCATCCTCAACCAACGCGAAGAATTCACGGTGATCACATGAGCGCGCTCAGCTACGGCACTGGCCGGGGCCGCTTTGTCGGCCAATCCCTGATCTATCCCGTCCCGATCCCGCTCGACGCCGCGCAGTATTTCGGGGCGGCAGTGGTGGGCGAGGACGGCCAGTTCTACTACTCGAACGGCCTCGAATGGATCGTGCCCATCGAGGATAACGAGATCCTGCGCCCGTCCGCACTGGTGCCGTTCAGCGTGGATGAGCGCACCCAGCTGCGCCTGACCACGTTTCGCTCACCTGCTGGCCTCGAGCAGACCGGGATCATCTTCGAGATTTCCACCAATGGGGCGGATTTTGACGGCGCGATCACGCGCATCGTGCCGGGCTTCGGCAATGCCTATCAGATCGAGTTTCCCGAGGACGGCTTTGGCCCCGGCGATCGCGTGCTCTGGCGCGCGGCCTACACCGGAACGGGCGGTGCGCAGTCGAACTTCTCCGTGCCCTATGCCCAGACGTTTCCGGAGCTGATTTCGCGTCCCAGCCCGATCACCCGCGAGAATGCCATCACCGGCACCGTGCGTGTGACCGATTTTGAAAGCGCTGCGATCTTTGGCTATGGCTATGCCGAGACCCAGACCGAGTTTTACGCGCCCGATGCGACGCCGGGTGTCGATGCGCCGCCGATCACCGTGACCCAGACCGGCGGAGCGATCACCACCGTACCGATCCCGCCGCTGGAGCCCGCACAAGATTATCTCTGGCGCAGCCGCTATGGCGGGCGGCTCAATGCCGCCGCACCGGTGATTTATTCAAACTGGTCGAGCCCAAGGGTGTTCTTTCTGGGCGCAGCGTCGCTGATTCTGACCTATGATCTGACGCTGGCCACCGCGCGCACAATCCACATCCCGCTGGGCGGCGGCACCGTGAACAACCCGCTCGACGTGACCATCGATTGGGGCGATGGCAGCACCGAGCGGTTCACCACACCGGGGATCAAGCCGCATGCCTATGCCGAGAGCGTGGGCCCGCGTGTCACTGTAACACTGACAGGACGCATGGACTGGTATGGCACGAGCCAGCCGATAGATCAGGCCGGACTGGTGCGCGTCGAGAACATCGGCTTTGCCATGGGCCTGACCAGCCTGCGTGGTGCGTTCCGCGGAACCACCATCGCGCTGGATTACATCACGCCAAACATCCCAGAGACTGTCACCAGTTTTGAAGAACTGTTCTACGAGAGCGCCTGCGCGGCCGATCTGCGCGACATGGACACGCGCAACATCACCACGATCCGGCGGATATTCTTCCGTTCCGACGGCACAGGCCCCAATTGCGCGAACTGGGATGTGGGCCGGGTGGAGGATGTGTTTCAGGCTTTTGCCAATTCCCAGATGAACAGCCCGTTCTCCTTGGGCAATTGGGAGAGCCTCACCTCGATGGAGGAGATGTTTGTTCAGACCATCGGCGATTACTACGGCGGGCGCGACGGCCGCGTGCGCTTCAACCAGCCGATCGCGACATGGGACATGAGCAGCATCACCAACATGCGCCTGATGTTCGGCTGCACGGCCAATGCCAATGTCGGTGGCATTGGCGCGGACTTTAACCAGCCGATCAACGCCTGGGATGTGCGCGTGGTCCAGAATTTCGAGGGCTTCATGGGCCATCTGAGTAATCCGGGTATCAGCCAGAACACCCATGCCTTCAACCAACCTCTGAACCAGTGGAACACTTCGGCCGCGGCCAATATGACCCGCATGTTCGCTATAGCGCGCAGTTTTAATCAGGACATCTCCAGCTGGAACACTGCCAATGTCACCACGATGGCCGGTATGTTCCGCGGCGTGGCGGGGGTGCACGGGTTTAACCGCAGCCTCAATGCCTGGGATGTCTCCGCTGTCACCGACATGAGCGAGATGTTCTCGTTCAGCCTCTACAACCAACCGCTGGCAGGCTGGGAGGACGAGGGAAGCACACTAGCCAATGTCTTCGACATGAGTTTCATGTTCAACGCTTGCCCGTTCAATCAGCCGATCGGCAACTGGGACGTCTCCAACGTCACGACCTTTGAGGCAATGTTCGCAACGGGTCTTACAAATACCCGCACCAACTACTTCGACCAGGACCTGTCGGACTGGGACGTTTCCAGCGCCATAATCATGCGGCACATGTTTGGCAGCCTCGGCCGTGGCAGCGGTCAGGTCCAACCGTTTAACAACGGCGGCTCTCCGGGCATCAACACTTGGAATGTGTCTGCCGTGACCAACATGTTTGCGATGTTCGGGCGCGGTCAGAACGAGGGCATAATCAGCGATTTCAACCAGCCGATCGGCAATTGGGATGTGTCCAACGTTACCGATATGCGCGGCATGTTTGATGCCAGGACAAGCAACCATTCGTTTGATGAAGACATTTCAGGATGGAACCTCAATCCGAGCGTCCAGCTTGATGGCTTCATGCGCGATTATCAATCAGATGGGGCTGGCCGACAGTTCTCCGAAGAGAATTACTCCCGCCTTCTCACGGGATGGCCGAACCGTGTTGCCCAGAACAGCGGCCCCTTCATCGTCAGTACCACGTTCGAGGGTCGTTCCTTCAATGCCACCGCATACTATCCCGCCTCGCGCTTCACCAACGCTGCCGATGGGCGCGCATACCTCGTTGCTGCGCGGGCCCTTTCGGTTGTTGGTGCGTCTGATCCAGATGCAAACGGAAGTTATGCATTCAACGCGGCGACGGGATCCTACGTCAACGGCAATGGCTGGTTCTTCCTGAAGTCGGGGCCGACATGGACCCTGTTCGATGACACGAGCGCAGAACAGTCCACCGGCGACGGAACCCACGCGTGGGAGGTCGCCGCATGGACAGGCGTTCTGTCTGGCGCGACCGTGCTCAACGCGGGCGCGGGCTGGACAATTACAGGAGATAGCCCGACATGACACACAGCCTGACAGCACAATCGCGCACATTTTGGATTGCCCACAGCACGGACGACCTGCAGAGCGGTATGCTCGCTCCAGGCGAGCGCATCTCGACAGGGTTGGACCACCTCGAGACGCACAACAGTGCGCTGGTCCAGCGCCAGCGTCTGGACGCGCTGAAACGGGATTATCCAAAAGCCCTCGCCGAATGGCTGGAAACCCTGCGCCTACGCGATCCGTTCGCAAAGCTGGCGGATCATCGTTGGCGATACGAGACGGCAGGCCTCGATTTGCCGGGTGGGCAGCGCATCCAGACCACCCGCGAAAGCCAGGCGCAGATCACCGCCGTGATCAATTCCCTGCAGCTGAGTCTCATCACTGAACCCGTCACCTACAAGCTCGACAGCGGATGGGCGGAATTGACCACCGCACAGGTCACGGCCGTGGCCCAGGCCGTCGGCGCGCATGTCAAAGCCTGCTTTCGGGCCGAGCGCGTCGTGGCCGCCCAGCTGGACGCCATGGACGATCCCACAAAGGCCGATGTCGCCGGGCTGTTTCAGGCGGCATATCTTGCGGAAATGACAGAATGACATTGTTCGATGCGACCCGCGACCAGCACCACGCCTGCGAGCAACACCCACTGGGGCAACGCATGGCTGCGGGCAATATCACCCGCGCGGAATGGGCCGCCTGGCTGTCGGCGTTTCGCACACTGCACCAAATTGTCGATCCGGCGCTGCCTGCAAAAATGCACCGCGATGCATTGCTGGCAGCGGATCTCTCGGTGCTGCCAGCGGTACCACCGAGCCGTGCTGCCCTGCGGTTTGCGCTTCAGCTTTGCGGCTCTGATGCGGACATGGACACCACGGGTGCGGCTTATGTCTTGCATGGCGCGCACCGGAGCGGCGGGCGGGTGCTGGCCCCGAAGCTGATCAAGCGGGGGCTGCCTTGCGGCCACATTGTCTACCGTGATCCCGAGGCCGTGCAGGCATGGGTGCAGCACACCCGCGGCCGGGTCGATCTTGCCCCTCAGGCCCGGGCCACATTCGCCTGTCTGCTGGCGGTCATGGATGAGATCATCGCGCGGGATGATTTCGCGGCGCCGCGCATTGCGGCGGAGGCTGCGCGATGAAGACCCTTTCACCCGACCTGCAAGCCCATCTCGACAGCGGCACGACCACGCTGGCGTGGTGCTGGCGCATCACGCGGGCCGACGGCGTTGTGCTGGGTTTCACCGATCATGATCGCCACCTGACCTTTGACCAGACCACATTTGAGCCAGAGAGCGGTCTTGTGGCCTCTGAGGTCCGGTCGGGATCTGATCTGTCGGTCGATGCGCAGGACGCTGAGGGCGTACTGACCTCGGACCGCATTAGCGAGACCGACATATCCGATGGCCGCTGGGACAACGCGGCCGTCGAGGTCTGGCGGGTCAATTGGGCCGACACGGGCCAGCGCGTGCTCATGCGCCGTGGGGCCATCGGGCAGATCAGGCGTGGGCGGTTAGCCTTTGTGGCTGAGGTGCGCAGCATGGCCCATGTACTGGGCCAGACGGTGGGGCGCAGTTTTCAGGGAACCTGTGACGCAGCCCTTGGCGATGCGCGCTGCGGGATTGATCTGGAGAACCCGGCCTTCAAGGGCACAGGTCTGGTGACCGACCTGCTGCGCGATCGCACCTTTCTGGCCTCTGGCATTTTCAGCTTTGCGGATGGCTGGTTTTCCGGCGGCACGGTGGCTTGGACATCCGGTGCGAATGACGGGCGGTTGGCAGAGGTCCTGATCCACGCCGTGTCGGGCGGGATCGTCACAATAACGCTGCTCGAAGCACCGGTGCGGGCAATCACACCCAGCGATACCTTCGTGATCCGCGCAGGCTGCGACAAGCGCGTCGAGACCTGTCGGGACAAGTTTGCCAACAACGTGAACTTCCGCGGCTTTCCGCACATCCCCGGTCAGGACGCCATCATCCGCTACGCCACCAAGGACGGTGGCCACGAGGGCAATGTTCTATGACCACCACCTCAACGCGCCGTCACGCGCCCCGCCCCGCTGATCCGGACGTAGTGGTAGCCGCTGCCCGCGCATGGCTTGGCACGCCCTATCACGATCAGGCCAGTCTGCGCAGTGTGGGCTGTGACTGCCTCGGCCTCGCGCGCGGCGTCTGGCGCGACGTTGTGGGACCGGAACCGGTGCCAATTCCTCCCTACAGCCGCGATTGGGGTGAGACCGGGCACCGCGAGGTGCTCTTCGAAGGGGCAGCACGCGCCATGATTGCGGTGCCGGTCGACAGCGCCGCGCCCGGCGACATGATCCTGTTTCGCATCTACCGCGGTGCGATCGCCAAGCATGTCGGCATTCTCACCGCGCCTGACCACTTTGTGCATGCCTATGAGCGTCTCGGCGTGATCGAGGAGCCCCTGACCGAGGCCTGGCGGCGGCGCATTGCCTTTGCCTTTCGTTTCCCGCGCCCAAAGCGCGCCCGCAAAAAGAGATCCTGACCCATGGCCACACTTGTTCTCGGCGCTGTGGGCACCGCCCTCGGCGGCACCTTCATTTCCGGCACGGTCCTCGGGCTGACCGGTGCGGCCATCGGTGGCTTTGTTGGCTCAACCATAGGCTCGGTCGTCGATAGTTGGATCATCTCGTCGCTGACACCTGGTCAGCGGATCGAAGGCGCGCGACTGGACAACCTGCGGATCACCTCCTCGACCGAAGGCGCGATCCTGCCCCGAGTTTACGGGCGCATGCGCATGGGCGGCAATGTGATCTGGGCCACGGATTTTCGGGAGGAGGTGCGCACCACCACCCAAGGCGGTGGCAAAGGCGGTGGAGGCGGCAAGGTCACCACCACCGAGTATCTGTATTTCGCCAGCTTCGCGGTTGCGATCAGCGAAGGCGCGATCAGCGGCATTGGACGCATCTGGGCCGACGGCAAGCCAATGGATATGCAAGGCGTGGTCTGGCGCTGGTATCCGGGTGATGAGACGCAAACAGCGGACCCGTTTATCGCGGCAAAAATGGGTGCAGGGAACACGCCCGCCTATCGCGGCACCGCTTATATCGTGTTCGAGGAGCTTGCGCTGGAGACCTTCGGCAACCGCCTGCCGCAGCTGTCCTTCGAGGTTTTCCGCCCGCTTGCGGAACCCGACACTGCCGAGGGGCTGACAAAGGCAGTCACCATCATCCCGGCCTCGGGCGAATTCAGCTATGCAACACAGATCGTGCGCAAACGTGAAGGATCGGCAACAACGGCCGAGAACGCCAACGCGCTGGCCAGCACCGCAGATTTCGTGGTGGCGTTGGACCGGCTGCAGGCGCAGGCCCCCAAGGTCAAAAGCACCTCGCTGGTTGTGGCCTGGTTCGGGGATGATCTGCGCGCGGCGAGCTGCAAACTGCGCCCCGGCGTCGAGGCGGCCAGCAAAAGCACGACGCCCGGGTGGTCTGTGAATGGCGTGGGGCGCGCGAGCGCGTATTTGGTCAGTCGCGACAGCGCCAATCGACCGGTCTATGGCGGCACGCCAGCAGATTTCACGGTCGAGCAGGCGATTCAAGAGATCAAAGCGCGCGGGCTGCGCGTGACGTTTTATCCGTTCATCCTGATGGATGTGCCCGCAGGCAATACGCGGCCGAACCCTTACAGCGACAATGCGGGCGAGGCAGGACAGCCTGCTTTCCCCTGGCGCGGACGGATTACCTGTAGCCCGGCCGCAGGATACGCAGGCACCGCGGACAAAACCGCCACGGCCGCTGCGCAGGTCGCGGCGCTGTTCGGCGCGGCCACGCCTGCACAATTCGTGGTGTCAGGCACGAATGTCACCTTTACCGGCCCCGCTGGTGAGTGGAGCCTGCGCCGCATGGTTCTGCATTACGCGCATCTGTGCAAAGCGGCTGGAGGCGTCGACGCATTCATCATCGGCTCGGAGATGCGCGGGCTCACACAGGTCCGCTCTGCAGCTGGAACCTATCCCAGCGTCGCGCAATTGCGTGCCCTTGCGGCGGATGTGCGCGCGATTCTCGGCCCGGGCACCAAGATCAGCTACGCAGCCGACTGGTCAGAATATTTTGGCCACCACCCGGACGATGGCAGCGGCGATGTGTATTTCCACCTCGATCCGCTCTGGGCCGACGCCAACATCGATTTCATCGGCATCGACAACTACATGCCGCTGTCCGACTGGCGCGATGGCTATGCCCATCGCGACGCCCAGAACTGGCCGGTGATCTACGATAGCAACTACCTGCAATCCAACATCGAAGGTGGCGAAGGCTTCGACTGGTTCTACGTCGGCGTTGATGATCGCACTGCGCAAGTGCGGACCCCGATCACAGACGGCTCGGCGGCCAAAGCATGGGTTTTCCGCAACAAGGACCTGCCCAGCTGGTGGAGCAACCCGCACTTCAACCGCCCCGGTGGTGTCGAGAGTGCTGTGCCCACCGCATGGGTGCCGCAATCCAAGCCCTTCTGGTTCACCGAGTTCGGATGCCCCGCCATCGACCGGGGCGCCAACCAGCCCAACGTGTTTTTCGATCCCAAGTCGTCCGAGAGCTTTGCGCCGCACTTCTCGCGCGGTTGGCGCGACGACGCCATCCAGCGGGCGTATCTTGAGGCAACCCTCGACTATTGGGGCAAGCCCACCAACAACCCGGTCTCGACTGTGTACGGCGACCGCATGATCCGGATCCCGGAATGTGCCGCCTGGACATGGGACGCGCGGCCCTATCCGTGGTTTCCCGAACTGCAGGACGTCTGGACCGATGGGGCGAACTGGCGTCTCGGGCATTGGCTGACCGGGCGACTGGGGTCCGTGTCGCTGCAAGCGCTGGTGCGCACGCTGTGCACGCGCGCCGGAATGCCCGCGGACCGCATCGACGTCAGCGGCCTCTGGGGTGCGGTCGAGGGCTATGTAATCAGCGCGCTGGAAGCGCCGCGCACATCACTGACCACGTTGGCGCGACACTTTGGCTTTGATGCTGTTGAGAGTGAGGGTGTGATCAAGTTTCTGATGCGCGGGCGCGCGCCAGTCATCACAATGTCTCCGGATGACATGGTTGCCGCACCAAGCGGCGACGGTGAGGTCTTTGAGCTGACCCGCGGACAGGAAACCGAACTGCCACAAGCGCTGAAGTGGCAGATGGCGCGCGCGGACGAGGATTACGACGCAGCGCTGGTCGAGGCCCGCAGGATCACGGTTGAAGCGTCCCGCGTTAGCGCGGAGTCCTTTCCCTTGGCGGTGCCGCCCGAGGAAGCAGAGCGCCGCTGCCGCCGCGCGCTGATGGAGGCATGGGTGGGCCGCGAAAGCGCTGCCTTCCGTCTGCCTGCATCACACCTGGCCATCGATCCCGGCGATGTCTTGCGCCTTGAGCACGACCAGCGCCTGATCGACCTGCGCGTTGTCTCCGTTGCAGACAGCGACGCGCGGGCGATGGAAACACTGTTCCAGGATCGCAGCGTTTATGATCTGCCACCCGGCCAGCCGCGCGCAGCCTCGCTGGCGCGGCCCATCGTCTTCGGCGGCACGGAGGTGGTGTTTCTCGATGTGCCGCAACTCACTGAGGCGGAGACTGACCACCAGCCGCTAATCGCGGGTTTTGCCCGGCCGTGGCCCGGGAATGTCGCGGTCTGGCGCAGTTATGCGGATGAGGGCTTCGAGCTGTTCCAGACCTTTGGTACGCAGGCGCGCCTTGGCACACTTGTCGCTGACCTTGCAGCGGGGCCGACGTCGCGCTTTGACATGGCAAACGCGCTGTTGGTCGACCTGCGCAGCGGCACGCTCGCGAGCATGACGGACCTTGCGCTGTTTCGCGGTGCCAACGCTTTCGCGGTCGAGAGCGCGCCCGGCGTCTGGGAGATAGTACAGGGCAGCATGGCCGAACTGATCGCACCTGGACGGTACCGCATCACGCGCCTGCTGCGCGGCCAGCGCGGAACTGAGCACGCGGTGGCGGCAAATGTGGCAGCTGGCTCGCGCATTGTTGTGCTGGATGCAGCGCTGTCGCGCATGCCTGTCGCGCAATCCGACCTTGGCATTCCGTGGAACTGGCGCATTGGCCCGGCATCGCTGCCATTCACCGACGAGAGCTACATCGCACGCACCTTCACGCCTCAAGGTGTCGGGCTGCGGCCATTCTCGGTTGCCAATGTCGAGCAGCCCTGGCGGCGCGGCCGCATCCCGGGCGATCTGACCCTCCGCTGGACCCGCCGCGACCGCGCGCTGGTCAGCGACAGCTGGGAAGCGGTCGAGGTGCCGATGTCCGAGGCCAGTGAAGCTTATGAGGTCGATATCCTCGACGGGGCCGACGTGAAGCGGACCTTGAGCACCACGACAACATACGCGGTCTACACGGCGTCCCAGCAGATGGCGGATTGGGGATCCTTGCTGGGTCCCGGCGATACCCTCGATATCCGCATTGCACAGCTCTCCGCGCTGGTTGGGCGCGGAACCAGCCAGACCGTGACACTGAACTTCTAAAGGACACCAAATGGCCGATACCACCACGCTCCTCACGCTGCCGTATATTCTGGCAGCGCAGGCCCAAAAGCATGTCACCCATAACGAGGCCCTGCGGCTGCTTGACGGGCTTATCCAGCTGTCGGTGCTGGACCGCAATCGCATAGCACCGCCTGCCTCACCGGTCGAGGGCGCGCGCTATATCGTGGCCAGCGGCGCGAGTGGTGCCTGGGCAGGCTGGGCCGGGGATGTGGCGCTCTGGTCCGATGGCGCATGGCTGCGCCTGCCAGCCCGCCCAGGCTGGATGGTCTGGGTGCAGGATGAGGCCACGGTGGTGGTTAGAATTGGCGCAATCTGGACGCCGTTGGATGTCGCAATGGGGCTGCTGTCACACGCCGCCAGCGTGGATGTCGCCAAGGGCACACTAGGCAGTACCACCGGAATAGCGGTGCTGGAACAAAGCCTCACCGGTCTCACCGGGGCCACGGTGACATCCGCCATCGCAATCCCGGACCGCGCCATCGTGCTCGGGGTCTCGACGCGCACCGTGACCACCATCACCGGTGCGACCTCCTATGATTGCGGGATTGCAGGTGAGGCCAGCAAATTTGGTGGCGCGCTCGGTGTGGTCGCAGGAAGCACCAATATCGGCGTGATCGGCCCGCAGGCGTTTTATGCTGACACGCCCATTGTGCTCACGGCCCGCGGTGGCAGTTTCACCGGCGGTTCTGTGCGCATCGCCATTCATTATCTGACATTGGGAGGACCGTCATGAGCGATGACACTCCCGGCCGCTTGGCAGAGGTCGGGCAGGCTTTCCGCGATCATGGTCTGACGGCAGCCATCACCGCACTGATCGGAGGCTTTCTTGCCCTGATTGCCGCCATCACGCGCCGCGCTTTTACCAATGAAGCCCTCTTGCAGCGGCTGGACCGCGAACTCATCGCCGATCGTACCCGCATCGAAGCACAGCGGGCCGAGGACCGTCAGGCTGATGCCCAGCGGCTGGACCGCATCGAGACCGATATCCGCGCCATGCGTGACGTGATGTTCGAAGCCTTTCAGCGCGGGCGTACGGACTGACCGACAGACAAACCACCCCTGAACCTATCACCCGACCCGCCTCAGAGGCGGGTTTTGCATTTCTGGAGATCCATCATGACCAACAATACCTATGCCCACTTCCGTGACGTACCCGACAGTGTCTGGCGGTGGGGGAACTTCTCGCCAGCGGAGATCGCGTGTCGCGGCACCGGCAAGCTGCTGATCAACGAGCCGGCGCTCGACAAGCTGCAGGCGCTGCGCGATCGGCTGGGCAAGCCGCTGATCGTCCGTTCCGCCTATCGCAGCCCTGAGCATAACCGCGCTGTTGGCGGCGCGACGCGATCCAAGCACATGGCCGGTGTGGCGTTTGATATTGCGATGAGCAATCATGACCCAGTGACGTTTGAGGCGGCGGCGCGGGAGGTGGGGTTTCTCGGGTTCGGGTTTTATCCGCGCTCTAGGTTCATCCATATAGATCTTGGGCCTGCACGCAGTTGGGGGGAACGGTTCCCAGTCCAGGCAGTGCCGTTTGCAGCCGAGACGCCCCCTGCGCGCGAGGTGCTGGCCGACAGCCGGACATTGCGTGGGACTGGCGCAGCCGGGGTTGCCACCCTCGGTGCCGCCGGTGTCGAGGTTGCGCAGGACGTGTTGGCGGAAGCTCAGGGCGCAATTCTGCCGCTGGTACCGCATCTTGATACGCTCAGGTGGGTATTCATTGCGCTGGCGCTGGGCGGGATCGCCGTGGCGGTCTGGGCGCGGCTGGATGATTGGAAGCGAGGGCTGCGCTGATGTGGGGTACGTTTCTGGCCGGAGCCATCACCCGGCCTTTGGGACGGCGAGTGGCGGAATTCGCCCTCGCAGCACTCACTATCACGCTGTTCATTTTCAACCTTCGCCGCACGGCCGAGCGCGCTGGCCGCGCCGTCGAGCGGCTTGACGCACAGGGGCGTAACGATGCCATCCACCGCCAGATGCTGGACGCGGCCGCCCGCCGCCCTCGCAGTCGTGATAATCTTGTTGACCGGCTGCGCGGGGGTGGGTTTTGAGACTGCGTCAGGTCCATGTCCGCCAATTGTGGAGTACAGTCAGGCTGAGCAGGCGCGCGTGGCCGATGAAGTGTCGACGTTGCAGGACGGCTCGGTCATCTCTGACTGGCTCGCGGATTATGCAGTGTTACGGGATCAAGTGCGGGCGTGTCAATAATTGTTCATATTTTGTTCTCACTGAGCACATACTTGCGCGCCGTCTAGCGCCGTAGGCCACTGAGATATTCGCCGTAACCGTTCTTACCGAACTGATCCGCGCGCGCCTGAAGCTGGGCGGCATCAATCCAGCCCATCTCAAAGGCCACCTCGTCAGGCGAGCCGACTTGTTGGCCTTGGCGTTCGGTCAAGGTGCGCACAAAATTGCCCGCGTCAAGCAAGCTGGCATGGGTGCCGGTGTCCAGCCAAGCAAAGCCACGGCCCATTTTCTGCACGCTGAGCGCGCCGTCGTGAAGATAGCTTTCCAATAGGCTGGTGATCTCCAGCTCACCGCGGGCCGAAGGGCGTACAGCCTTAGCGCGTTCGGGAGCGGTGCCATCCATGAAGTAAAGCCCCGTTACGGCATAGTTCGAAGGCGGCAATGGCGGTTTTTCGACTATCGCCCGCACGGTGCCATCGGCGTCAAAATCCACCACGCCGTAGCGCTCTGGGTCTGCGACGCGGTAGCCAAACACGGTAGCACCCGCCTGCGCCTCTTCGGCTTCCCGCAACAGGTCAGGCAAACCGTGACCAAAGAAAATATTGTCGCCGAGCACCATCGCCGAGGGCGCGCCATCAAGGAACGCTTCACCCAAGATGAAGGCCTGCGCCAGCCCGTCAGGACTGGGCTGGATCATGTAGCTCAGTGCGACACCCCACTGGCTACCATCGCCCAGCGTGCGCTGGAATTGGTCTTGGTCATGCGGGGTGGTGATGATCATGATCTCGCGGATGCCGGCCAGCATCAGCACCGTCAGCGGGTAATAGACCATCGGCTTGTCATAGATTGGCAACAGCTGCTTCGAGACGCCCATGGTGATGGGGTAAAGCCGCGTGCCAGAGCCGCCTGCCAGAATAATGCCCTTGCGTTGTGTCATGTGGTGATCCCTAATTCTGTCACGGTCTCAGTGAGGCCCGCACGCCAATCAGGGCGGGGTATGCCGAATACCTGTTCTGTGGTCTGGCAGTCTAGCCGCGAATTCAGCGGCCGCGCAGCGGGCGTGGGGTAAAGCCGCGTGCCGATCGGGGAAACGCGTGTGCCTCGTCCGGCTTGTGTAAAGATCTCTCGGGCGAACGCGCACCAGCTGACGTCTGGCTCGCCGCTGAAATGATAAATGCCAGTCTTGTTCAGGTCATCACATAGCTGCTGCGCAATTGATAAGCACGCTGCAGCAATCGCGCGGGCGGGGGTTGGGCCACCGATCTGGTCGTCAACAACGCTAAGCTCGTCGCGGCTGTCAGAGAGGCGCAGCATGGTTTTGACGAAATTACCGCCATGCGCAGAAAACACCCAAGAGGTCCGCAGGATCGCATGCGTACCACCCGCTGCTCGGATTCCTTGTTCACCCGCCAGTTTAGAGCGGCCATAAGCGTTTTTTGGTGAAGTTTTATCATCTGGCGCCCAAGCACGCGTGCCGATGCCCGCGAAGACATAATCGGTGGAGATATGCACCAGCGGAATATTCAGCGCCGCGCAGGCCCCAGCCATGGCGGCGGGCGCATCGCCATTGATCACGGTGGCCAGCGCTTCTTCCTCTTCGGCACGGTCAACGGCAGTGTAGGCGGCTGCATTAATCACGGCATGGGGCCGATGGCCGTGGATTGCGGCAGCGCAAGCGGCTGGCTCCGACAGATCCACTTCAGCGCGTCCCAACGCTACGACATCGGCCAAGGTTCGAAGCTCGGTTGCCACTTGGCCCGTGCGGCCAAAGACCAGAATGCTTGTCACTGTGTGGCTTTCTGGTCCGCACCCAGCCGCTGACCCACGCCCTGACGGGCCAATAGCGGACGCCACCAATCCTCGTTTTCCAGATACCAACGCACAGTAAGTTCCAGCCCCTCTTCCACGGTAACCGAGGGGCGCCAGCCTAATTCCTCACGGATGCGGCTGGGATCGATCGCATAGCGCGCGTCATGGCCGGGCCGGTCGGTGACAAAGGTGATCAGGTCGGCATAGCTGCCGGTGACACGTGGCTGCAGCTGGTCCAGAACCTGGCAAATCATGCGAACCAGATCGAGATTCGTGCGCTCGTTTTCGCCGCCAATGTTGTAGCTGCGCCCGATCTGGCCTTTTTGCGCCACTAAGAGCAGCGCATCAGCGTGGTCCTCGACATAGAGCCAGTCGCGGACATTACTGCCATCGCCATAGATTGGCAGTGTCTTTCCGGCCAGCGCGTTCAGGATGACAACTGGTATGAGTTTTTCGGGGAAGTGATAGGGGCCGTAATTGTTCGAACAATTGCTAAGAACCACAGGCAAGCCATAGGTTTCATTCCAGGCGCGTACCAGATGGTCGGAACTGGCCTTCGACGCTGAATATGGACTGCGCGGATCGTAGGGCGTGTCTTCCGTGAACAGCATAGCAGGATCAGCGGGCAGTGAGCCGAAGACTTCGTCTGTTGAGATATGGTGAAAGCGGAACGCGTCCGGCTTGCCGCGCTCGACCCAGTATTTGCGCGCTGCTTCCAGCATATTGAACGTACCCGTGATATTGGTCTCGATAAAATCTCCCGGGCCGTCGATTGAGCGATCAACATGGGATTCCGCAGCCAGATGCATGACGATGTCGGGTTGGTGGGCGTCAAAGACGCTATCCAAAGCCGGGCGGTCGCGAATATCGGCCTGCTCGAAGGCATACAGCGGGTTGTCTGCTACGGGTGTCACATTGGCGAGGCACGCGGCATATGTCAGCGCATCGAG